CTTTCTAGATGGTGAAGACGCACAAGAACCTGTTATTATGGGTTCGTTTGGTTCTTCTCCTTCAGAGTTCGGTGAACCAGGTATAGGTTTTAATGATCCTAATATTAGACCAGAGAGTGATAAGAAAGTTGAGCCTCATAATGGTAGAGATTCTTATCATCCTCACAGCAACTATCCAAGATTTATCAAAGAGAGCGATGTAAATAGACTTGCTAGAAATTCTAATACTGTCTTTAACACAACAAAAGATTCTGGTGCTACTCTAAATGTTCCTAAAGCAAATAGTAGCGATACGTGGAGTGAGAGAAAAACTACAGATTTAACTGAATCAGGGGTTGCGAGATATAATACTACCTATCCTAAGAATCATGTGTATGAAAGCGAATCAGGTCATACAGTAGAATTTGATGATACTAAAGACGCAGAAAGAATAAACGAACATCATAAATCAGGTACGTTTTATGAAGTAGATGCAGATGGAACTAAAGTTACCCGAATAGTAGCAAACAACTATATTATTGTAGCTGGATCAAACAATATCAATATTAAAGGTGATGTTAATCTAACCATTGACTCAAATTGTAGAACATATATTAAAGGTAATTGGGACATTCAAGTTGATGGTAGCAAAACAGAAGTTGTTAAAAAGAACGTTACAGAAACATACGGTGCAGATCAAACAACAAAAATTACTGGCAATTTAGATGTTGATGCAAAGAGGATAGATTTGAACTAATGACTGCTATTCATAGAAATACAGATTCAAGAGCATGTGGTGCTGGAACAGTTGTTTCTGGTCAAGGTACAGTCTATGCGAATGGTTTACTTGTTTCAGTAGATAATGATCCAAACAGTCATGGTGGCGGCGCATTAAGCGCAAACTGTAATGAAGTATATGTCAATGGTATTATGGTGGTTGATGTTGGTGATAGTGCTGCTGGAGATTCTTTATGTCCTGATCCGGGTGGCCCGCATTGTGCGCCATCGTCAACTGGTGGTTCAGGAAATGTTTTTGTGGGTGATTAGTATTACACTATGTTATACTTTATAAATAGAAAGAATAAAAAGAGTAGGTATAATGGCCGCAGGTTTCTTCGATAACACATTAAGAAAGAAAGAGATTTATAGTGATATAGATCATGCTTTTCTGCCGCATCCTATTACAGGAAAGCTTACACGAAAGGTAAATCGTGATGCTGTAAAGCAGTCTGTCAAGTCTCTGATTATGACAGACTTCTATGAGAGGCCTTTCAAGCCTTTAATTGGATGTGGCATCAGACAACTACTATTTGAAAATTTTCATCCAGCTATCGTTCAAGAGATGGAATTAGCTATTTCAGAAGTTATTGAGAATTACGAACCCAGAGCAGAGTTGATTAGTGTCGATGTTGATGCTCGACCTGACGCAAACGCAATGTCTGTTAGTGTAGTTTTTTATGTTATCAATGATTCTCAGCCCGTAATCTTAGACGTAATATTAGAAAGAGTCCGATAATGGCCGCTGCAAACACATACTTAAATATCACAGAAACAGATTTTTCTGATATCAGAACTAACCTAGAAAGTTATCTAAGTACTCAAGCGCAATTTCAAGACTATGATTTTGAAGGCTCTGCTATGTCAACGCTATTAGATGTGTTGGCATATAACACACACTATAACGCATTCTATATTAATATGCTTGCGAACGAAATGTTTCTTGATACGGCTCAGCAAAGAGATTCGGTTGTGTCGCGCGCAAAAGAGTTGGGATATCTACCAGTCTCTGCTAAAGGTGCATCAGCAAATGTTACGCTAACTTTTACTGGAGTAGCTAACACAATTGGTTCTTTTTTGATATCAGCAGATTCTAAATTCACGACGGCGATTGATGATATTGGTTATACGTTTGTGACGCCAGAAGATTTTATTGTACAGGGCATCGAGAGCGCTGCCAATCCAGATGTAGATGATTTTATTAGAGAGGTCACAATCACCGAGGGCGAGCCTCTTCAGCATAGGTTCACTGTAAGTTCAGCAGCGCCTGTTAAATATAGGATACCTAATGCTAATGTTGATACAGATAGTATTAAGATTCGGATTCAAGAGTCTGCTGCTGATACTACACAAACAACTTTTACTAAAGCAACGAACATTGTTGCTGTAGCAAATAATTCTCCAGTATATTTCCTTCATGAATCTTTCGATGAGAAATATGAAGTTTCTTTTGGTGATGGCGTTATAGGTAAATCTGTAAAAAATAACAATGTCGTTATTGTTGATTATCGCGTGTGTAATGGTACGATGACAAATGGAGCCGATGTATTTAGTGTGGGTGCATTAAGTGCAACTGCTGATTATACTACAGTTACTCTTGCTCTTAAAACAAAAGCAACCGGCGGCCGCGTACAAGAGGACGTAACGTCAATCAAGTTTAATGCTCCTAAATATTATGAGACACAGAATCGTGCGATCATCGCTGAAGATTATAGTCGTATTCTATTGAATGAAAATTCAGACTTAGCATCTGTAGTGTCTTATGGCGGTGAAGAACGTACCCCAGCAGTATATGGTAAAGTGTATATCGCAACGAAACCATTGCTAGAAGATTATATTACAGAAGAAAGAAAAACACAATTGAAACTAGCTATTAAAGATCGTACTCCACTTGCTGTTGATCCTGTATTTGTTGATGCAGAATATCTGTATGCGATACCCACGATCAATGTTCGTTATGATTCTAAAGCTTCGGTTAGGGGTGATGATTGGTTCTCTTCTAATGCTAAAATGGCAATAAACGCATACAATAATGATAATCTAAATCAGTTTAAGAAGAGATTCCGTTTCTCTCGATTCTCTAGAGCAATCGATAATATTGATACTTCTATCTTCGGCACTGCAATCTCGATGAAGATACAGAAAAGATTTACACCAGACACTAACGTGTCTCAGACGATTATTCTGAATTATAAGAATCCAATCAGAATAAGCACAATCGTATCTACTTCATTCACTTATAGTGGTTTCCAAGCATTCTTTGATGATGACGGTCTAGGTAACATAAACATATATCGATACAATGATTTAAAAGCTAAAACTAACATTGTAAAAAATATAGGAACGATTGATTATGATGCTGGTCTTATCACTATCAACAATTTTGAGCCGTCAGCTTATGATGGTGTAGAAATCAGAGTCACAGCAACTCCAGAGAATTTGGATATAGTGCCTACACAAGAAACTATTATTGTGTTGGATGCTGAAGAAGCAGCAATCACAGCAACTTCAGAGAGTTAATATGTCAATTGACAAACTAACATCCAATCTTGTAAAAAATCAGTTTCCTGATTTCTACAAAGAAGACTCCCCAAACTTTCTGCTATTCGTAAAAGCATACTACGAATATATGGAACAATCTGGTAAGAGTGTTCATGAACTCAATAAGCTAGAATCATATAAAGATATTGATAATACGCTTGATGAGTATGTAGAGTATTTTCGCAGAACTATTATACCCTCTCTACCTCTCGATGTAATAGCAGATAAACGTATTCTAGCAAAGACCATCAGAAACTTCTATCAGTCGAAGGGTACATTAGATTCGTATAAATTTCTATTCAGAATAATATATGATGAAGATGTTGAAGTTTCATATCCTGCTGATCAGATGCTTAAAGTGTCGGATGGTGATTGGCAAATAGATCGTTATATTGTGATTCCGTCGAATGAAGAAGCATACAAATTTATAGGTAAGACTATTCAAGGCATTGAAAGCCTGGCCGAAGCTTTTGTTGAAGATGTTGTGCGAAGATTTCTTGGTGGTAGAGATATGATGCAGATCATTCTATCAAAAAACAAAGGCGGATTTAAGAATCAAGAACCTATCAAAATTAAATTAGCAAAATCTGGCGTAGGTTTTGAGCCTGTTATTGAAGCTGGTATTAATACGATTTCCGTTGAAGGACAAGGATCAGAATATGCTCCAGGTGATTCAGTTGATCTTATATCAGCCTCAACTGGTAGAGAAGGTAAGGGTGTTGTAACAGATGTTATAACGCAGGCAGGTATTATCAATTACACCCTTGTTGATGGCGGCTCTGGGTATACTGCATCTACAGGCAGTCCAGGAACGATAATCAAACAATCTGGTGGTGATGGTATAGCGCCTGCTAGTTTTATTATAAGCACAAGTGATATTACAGACACTTTTGCTATAGCAAGAAATATAAATCTATTCATATCTAATACTGTCTTTGGTGCTAACGCGGCTGTTATATCATATTCTCCTATAACTGATCCGACTGCTGCACGACCTACTGATGTTCCAACGAGAGCAAATACTTTTGCGAATACAGTTATATCTTCACCAAGTTACGGATTTCCAGAACTTACTGAAGTTGTGGGGAATAAAAGTAATTTCAGAACAAACAAAGATGCTGTAATGAAAATAGCAAATACCAGAGCATTTAATTGTGCAGTTGGCATACCTCTTTATGGTGTTACCTCTGGCGCAAACGCTGTTATTACGAATGTGCAAAGTTCAGTCGCAGGCGCACTATTGCTTAGAGTGGATACGTATAAGAATTTTACTGGTACTGAATCTATTAAAGTTGGAAGTAAAACTGGTAATACAGTAGGACCACTTGTAAGCGGTCAGTTTCTTGCGAACACAATTGGCCATCATATTCTTGAAGTTGGTAATGTAAATAGTCAGTCAATTGTTGCGGGTGATGAACTAGTAGGAATGAATAATGATACATTCACTATTGGTCTTGGCCATGCTCCTACAAGTACTCCAGGAACAATAACAAGGCCTAAATCATTTGGTATTGTAAAGAAAGTTGTATCATCTATTCCTAATGGATATTTACATCAGGGAACAGCAAACACTTCTCTTTCGGGAACTGTAACTACTTCTGCTAACACAGTAACAGGAATAGGAACGACATTCACTTCTAACTTTGCAGTTGGTGATGAAATCAAAGCTGGCGCACAAGCAGGCCGAAGAATTTTTAGTATTGCTAGTGATACTTCACTTGTTACTAGTAGACAATTCGATCCTGTATTATCAAGTGCTACTACATATGGTAAGGGCGGTAATTATAGAACCCTTCTTAAACTTGAAGTTACTGCAAACACGTCTGCTAACCTCACAAGTCAGTGGGATGCTGGCCCAATGAAAGCTTTCACAGAACTTGAATCAATAAGAAAAGTTGGTAGCGCAACAGTTGTGGGTAATGTAGCATACACTACGTCGAACACGCAGATCGAAAATATATATACAAGATTAGATCATTCGCTATTATTTAAAACAGCAGCGTTCGGTACAATCGATGACCTATCCTTGAGAATTGGTGGTTCAGGATATTCTGTTGCTCCTACTGTAACAGTTAATGATAGCCAAATAGCTGCATTAGGCATCCGTGATGTGTTCCTGTATATACAAAATACTGCTTCAAATTGGAGTACAGGTAATGGATTAATAACAGCTTTCGACACAAACGATAGATTAGAACAATCTTCTTCTGGCGCAAAGGCAGATATTAAACAGATAGCACCTGCAAGACCTAAACAGTTTCTTCCTTATGGCACAGGCTTAACGACAATTACTCATGCTAATACAACCGTTGAGACTATTGTTAGAGTGTTTCAA